AGGGTTTAGAGGCTCATCTTTAAATAAAGCATATTCATTACCATAGATGTCTGATTGATATTTATTAATTATACCTTGATTATATAAATCAGTAAAATTTAGCTTATAGCTAAGATCGTTACGATCTGTTAAATGACTATCGTAACGCTCTTTAGTAGTATATGATTCAAACGTAGTAGCTTCATTTGTAATACTGGGGTCTCCAGCCGCTAACCCGCTTGATACGTTTCTTGTATTGAACCTATAGTCGAATTTGTAATATATTGGATAAACAGGCTGTGGGTTGATTGAAACATTACCGTACTGAGCTGGGTCCGGAAAAATATATACATTATCCGCTTCTAGTAATGTAGTATCTATTTCATATAAAAACGTCTCTGCTTGGAGTTTGAAAAGTCCAATATCATCTTCTCTAAAGTTAAGCCCAACATCTCTTAGCAGTTTAGTTTGATTGCTTTCAACGGTTGCTGTATCAATACCTTGTAAGTTGAGAGAGTTAGCAGCAGGATTATCTGCTCCTATTAGTAGGCCGGATGTTGCTGGTGTAGTAGATGTATTAATATAATATATATCAGTACCAATATATTTTGAAATTAATGCTCTCTTTAGTGAGTAAAATTGAGCAATCGACAACCCTCCCACGCGGTACTGATTGTAAAGCTGTACTAATTCATTATCAGGGTTACATATAGCATCAAATTCCTCAGGAGTTAAAGTTGGTGGGTTAATTTTAAAGCTGCGTAAATTAGATAAAAAATTATCACCAGATGAAATAGCATTTATACCTAATGGATCTAAGTAATATTCTGTTTCAATCTCATTAATATTATTACCATTTTCTGTATCTGCAAGATCAAAATAATCTCCGTATACATCAATAAATTCTTCAATTTCTATACCTAAATCCTTTACCGATGCAAATACAGATTCATTTTGAGTATCTAGAGAATCTGCTGTATTAAAAATAAAGTTGTAAATGTTATCAAAAATTGCTTTTTCTAACCCAGTGGTACTACCCTTTATCTTATTTCTATCAATTACGTACTTACCCTCATCACGTTTCTTCTTGTAAAATAACGCAATATCTTTAAGGCGATTTGCAAAAAATGGTATAGCTACATCCAAGTCAGCAGGATCATTAAAGTCTATCTTTTCTAAGAAACGTTTTTCCGTTTCCGTAGTATAGTTGAGTACGATATCCTTTATAAATTGCCTATAGTAATCTTTAAATTCAGCTTGTTGAACTTCTTTCGAGGTACCTTGCTCACTATACCAGCTCTGGAGATAGGAGCTATAAAAAGAGCTATATTCTTCAGGAGAGTAATCAGTTTGGGTATTATTAATAAAATCTAAAAACGAAAATGGGGCAACAGTATCTCTGTATACACTATCTGTTATATCAGGGTTAGTGATAGAGTACTTAACTAGAACTGTTCTTATAGATTGTGCAGGCATAATTATTAATCTTCAAAAAGGTTAAGACCCTCGTATAAGGATTGTGAGAAAATATTTGACATTGTACCGTCTTTTTTCGACCAATCATTATAGGAAGTGAGAGTGTAAGAAATAGTATTGTTAGGGTCTGTAAAATTGATTATAGAGTTTTCAATCTCAGTAGTTATGTCTTTTTGATAATAGAAATTATATATATCTAATAGGTCGCGACCTCCACCAGATAGTAGAGGCCAGCCCCAACTATCATTATAATCACTTAGTAAATAATAAGACGAACTAGAAGACAGAGATTGAGTAAAAAGACCAACTTCATTTTCTGCGAGAACCCCGCACTGACTAAATTCTTCTAGGGTAATAGGTACACCATCACTAATAAAATCTGATGTAGCTGATATTAACTGACCAGAGGTAGTACCATATACAAATCCTGAAGTAGTAGTAACTGTAGGGGTAATTCTAGCACTTAACGGTAATGTGGTGTTCAAAGTAATAAACTTACCACTATATTTTTCAGATGCTACAATTGGCTGACCAGCAACAATAACACTATTAGGTGACAACTTGCTACCTAAATTATAACCATAAAATTCACTATTGCTATAACCATACGACTGGTAGTGGGTTTGATTTCTGTTGCGCCTACCAAAAAGTTTAGATTTACTAATAGACAGTAAATCAATAAGTCTGTTTAGTTTTGCTGGAAACGAGTACTTGGTAAGTTCCGGTAAATCTAACATTTGCAAAATACCATCTAACTCATCAACATTACTATCGTCTATAGAAGAGTTATTATTAAAGAAATTAATAATTTTTTCGTATGTAGCTTTACCAATAGAATCTTGTGTCGAACTTAAATCCCCAAAAATAGATCCTAAAAAGTCACTCATTAAAATTTTGGAATCTGTAAAAAGAGGTTGGATTGCAATATCTTTAAAAGTTTGCTTGAAGTCGATATCTTCCCCTTGCTTTGCAATTGTATAAAAGCTACTTGGATATATAGTGAAAGTATCACTCTCACCAGATATCACATTACCTAAATAAGACGTATGACCTGATAAATAAACATCTTCTAAAGTTGTGGAATTATTACTCACAAAGTACCCTTTATAAAACCCACCCGTATCTAACGTAGATAAGGTTTGGAAGTTAGAGGTAAATTCAACATTATAATTTGCTGTACCGTTTGTTAATACAAGATTCAAATCTAGACCACTACTAGCACTTAGCAGCGGCATATTTTTTTGTGTGAAGTTGTTTGCATCCTTTACCCTTGTAACAAAGGCAATTTTAGTAGTTGCGAACTTAGTTGATCCTATGTTAAATGTTGAGAGGGTACTACCTTCACCATCTATACCATTTGAAGAAAATGCTAATTTATTGTAAGTATTATTGGATTCAATAGTAGCAGATACTCCATAATTTGTAGTATTTGAATATTCGAATATATCCCCTTGCTTATAACCAAAAGTAAGATTGTAAGGGCCAGGAAAATCACTTTTAAAATATACATCAGCAGTACCTGTTAACCCGGCGTAAAAGGCATCTGGATCCGTTTCATTAGCTGATACTATTTCAGCACTACTTAATTTAATAAATATAGGGGTATTATCCGTAATAATATTATTAACATTAATATCTTCAACTATTCCAGCAGATGTTAATTTTTGTACAAATGATGAAAATGGTTTAAGATGACCATATGTTTCTTTATCATAGTTATTTGTAAAATAATCATTATCTTCCCCAGCAGAAGAATATGCTACAATTGACGGTAATCCCCCTTCTAGCGATCTATAAGAATTGTATCTGTTAATTGTTATTGGATTTTTCAATTGGCCAGTGTTTGCAGAAAGACCTGCAGAGAGTGAAGAATTAACACTTATTGATAACTTATCCTCTATATAGTCCTTAATATTTACTTTCGAGGAAAACGTATCTAAATAACCAGTACCATTTTCATCATATAAATAACATGTAACCTTATATCTTCCAGGTTTGTCATAAGAGTGAGAAGCAGTGATACTCTCTACTCTCGTGCCATCTCCAAAATCCCATATCAATCTTTTATTAGATACAAAATCTTCTATACCGTCAGTTAAGTTTGGTATAAACGTTAGAGGTGTAAACGGTAAAGCATAGCTCTCGTAGGTTTCTACGTTTTTATAATCACGTACGTAGAAAAAATTATATAGCAAATCGAATTCGCCAGAGGAATCGAGTTGTAGAGAACTTAGCGACATATAACATATTTAATCTTACAATCGTCGTATAGCAATCTTATTCGTGATATTTTGAGGATTGTAGAAATATGCAAACTGAAAGTCTTCTAATTGATAATTTAATGACTGTATAACGTTATCTTCTGTTTTATAATCTGGATTCCATATAATGAAATTTAAATTAGGTACTTCCGCGTCACCATTTACAGTATGCAGACTAGTAACACCAGGTATGTTAAGAATATCCGTAGTAATATTTGATATGTTAATTATATCCCCTAATTCAACTCTGTTAAAATAATTATTTATTATATTAAAAATAGCCGATTTAACAGCACTATCGTTTAGGGATTGGTTTTTATCAACAGTTATTCGAAGTATAGAATTATTAACAATATCATCAACCGAATCATCATTAACATTTGATGCACCAAACGCAAATGCTTTAAATATTGGATCTGAAATAACTACATTTTGGGTAATGTCTTTCTTTTTATCACAAAACTCTGCAATAAGTTGTTTCTGGGATTGGTTAAGGTAGTTAGGTACTAAACCATTTAATGTTGGATTATTTTCTGGTACTGTATATACATATACATTGTTAAACGAAGTTGATGTAGAAAATAATACCTGTGAATATAAAACTCGCGAATTATCGTTACCATTGGCGAGGCCTATATCATTGTAATAGGCTAGCACTTTAGATGTATAATCTTGATTAGATAGAACTTTAACATTACGGGTTATATTATTAAAGTTTCTATTAATTTGTGACTCGTAATCATTTTTTGAAACTAACCGATTCTGTGATGCAAAAACTTTAGGTGCATTAATTCGAATATCAGCGACAGTTTCAGCTAATTTAGTTGGAGAAGAAGCAAATCTATTATTTACTGTAATATTACCTAATTGAGATGTTAGGATTAGAGTTTGATTAGAAGGATATAATACTTGTTTGACTGAATTAAAATTAGCAGTACCAAACAATGTAAAGGTACTACCCGTAAAGGAATTAGGACCTATCAATCCAGCCTCGTTATCTGATGTGACGTAGTATATTAATACACTATCATTAGCTTGTAATTGTTTACCGTTTAAATTATTACCAAATTTAAACTCGTAATTACCTTTACCATTAAGACGCTTTTCATATTTCTTAGCGCTAGCAGATTCTAAAAACAGAGAAGAGGTTTCTTTGTATTCTGACCAACTACCTGTGGTATTATCTTGAACAAATACATTAAATGTGTTATCGCTAATAAACTTACTATTACGCACATTAGATGTGCTCTGCTTAAATTGTTTTGATGTAAAAGTATCAACAAGAATAATATTTTCGTAAGGTTCCCCAGCTGCATTAAAGGATGCCTCTGTTATAACCCCTTGATAAAGGGTGTTATTTGAAGGAATAACAATTTCCTGAGTGTTATTCAAAACCTTATTAAAGGTAATATCGTCTATACTGACATAAGTAGTTCCGTTTGCGGCTATAGAACTAAATCTTGGAATTGTATAGACGTTAGAAGTTAGATTTGCAGCGGAGAGTGATATATTAGCAAGGGATGTTTGATCACCTAGAGGATTGTATCCGATATTAGATACAAGCTTGTTCATATTTTCATATATAGTAGCAGTACTAAAAGTAGATTCATTTGACGTTGTATTAAGCTGAAATAGCAATACGTGATACATATAAGCTACGACATCAATAAAAGCACTAAAATTGGAACCCTCAAAGTTTTGATCAGTAAATATCTCATTTTCATTAAGCCGGTCAATGATTAATCCTTTGAGAGTATTAGCATCAAAGGTAAGATAAGCGTTCTTTGGGAGGTTGTAGTCTGTAAAATCTTGCAGGCTCATTGTATTTATTTAATCTAGCGGCTTTATTATACAATAACGTAGCCATCTTTATTAAGGGTAGCGTTAAGAGATAGGTTGTTAATGTCTAATTTCGGAATATTAAAGCTAATGTCAATATTGTATTGATTTTCTGTTGCTATTCCTGTAACTTTAACAGTATTAAGATTAATTCTAGGCTCTTGCGCTCCAAGATTTAAATAAATAAAATGCGCTAAGAAGTAGGAAGTAGTATTATTTACTGGTTCAAAAAGATAACTTCTAAAATCTAAACCAAGTAACGGATTTAGTAGTTTTTGGCCTGGAGTTGTTGTAAGTATATTTTTAATGGCATTAACTACTGATTGACCATCTTGTAATTCTGCAAGATCTTTTGGTCCAGATTCAGAATATAGTTCCGGTTTAGTAAATCGTGATAGTTCAAGATCTAGCTTTATATCCTTATATAAATAGCCACTCTCTAAAGATTTTTGCTCTAAAGGTGATCGTTCTAAATTATCTAATCTTACCGCCATAAATTTGTATAATTATTTATCTAAAGGACTAAATAATAGTATGGCTAAAGACAAAAAATTTCTCCATCTATTTGAGTATTACATGGCAAAATACCCTGCTCGTGGGATCCAGAGCGGATTTCAGCAGAATGACGTTTTTAAGTTCAATGATGATTTTAAAAGTGATGACGTTTACGAAGGTCTTCCAACTAATGTAAAAGAGATTATTGATGATTTTATTGAGACTGGTCTACATCTTCGAGTAAGAGGTATTAGCCCTGAAGGTGATAAATTAACAATTTCGGTTGATCACGGAGGTGGTCGGTATGTTGGAACTGTTGATGTACCTTGCCACCTTGGTGAGCCTGTCGATTTTGGTGTTAACTTACCACCTATACCTGATGTTCAAAAACGTAAAGATGATGTTAATGTTACTCCTAAAGAAGTTGAGCAAGATGAAGAGAATCTATCTAATAAAACTGATAAGGGAGATGGTAAACTTACAGAGACGGAGCTTACACTCGAGAAAGAGAGCTATACTCAACAGTACATCTAATGCCTAAAGAAGATAAGTGGTGTCCTGAATGCGGTTGCTTCAGTGATGCTAAGAGGTTTACTGCCTTTAGATGTGAACACTGTACTAAAGAGAAAGGTTCCGGGTTAAAGGACTTACCCAAGTTCTTAGTTGAGTACTATAAGAATAAGAAACAAGCCGAAAAAGCTAACATATCTACTAAGAAAAGCCCCAAAAAGCGATGACAGAGCAGTTTGATGAAGGTTATAAGGAAATACTAATGGGGTTGTTGTCTTTAGGTGCTACCGCTTATGAAACTGACTACATTCTCAAAGCTCTTAAAGAGCGGCCAGAGCCAATAGAACAAAAAATAGATGCTGTTGAAAAGGCTGATGAATTAATATCTTCCCCTAAATTTGATCAGGTAGCATCAGAACTATTGCAAAAACTTAAAATCGAAAAACCACCTACAGAGATTGATTCCGAGCCTGAAAATATCCCAGCTAAGGGTTCTACAAAATATATTGTTAATCGACTAACGGATGGTGGTTTAACAAAAACTGCTGCTATAGGGATTGTGGCAAATTTAAAAGCAGAATCTAATTTGGATCCTGCTATCAAACAACTTGGAGGGGGCCCGGGCCGCGGCCTAGCCCAGTGGGAAAAGGGTGGTAGGTATGATACAGACCCTATTAACTTAACAAAATTCGCTAAGAAGAAGGGTACAGATTGGAGTGATCTAGACACACAAATAGATTTTATTTTGTATGAAATGGAACGGCATCCTGAATATAAAAAAGTGAAGCAGATGTTAAATCAAACTGATAATGTTAAAGATTCTACTATGATTTTCTTAAAGCGGTACGAGAAAGCCGGTACTCCTCATACACAGAAGCGTTTGAAATATGCTACTGAATTAAGCCAATCAATATAGGTTGAAAAGATGTTTGGAGTTACACAAAACTGGCTTAAATTGCTAAAAGACATAAATAAGGGTATGAGCACAAACCCAGAGGCAAGTTGGCCAACGTTTAAATATTTGGAAGGTGAAATAAGTGGCAACCTTACTAAAACTCGAACTATGGGAGTTGATGATGCTGGTATTATTCACTCGTTAGGTTATAAATCTGATATGCATATTAAAACAGATATTGCAGCAGGTACAATCGAGAAAAAAGCGGAAGGATTAAAAGGTTTTATCGGTACCGTTGAAGCGTCAGATGGTAATGTTTATTACATGCCAGCTTATTCAAGCTCTATTGGTATACTTAACAGAAAAACTGGTGAGATAACTACAGAAAAAAAATTTAATACTACCCCTCAGGTTCGCTCCGGAGCAGAAGGTGCTAATGGTATTATTTACATGCCATCATATACGAGTACATTAAAAATATATACTTATAATATAAACACTGGTGAGGTAGATTCCTTTACTCCTACAAAGAAAGGTTCTCATGGTCATATATGGGGTGCAGCAGCCGATAAGAAAGGTGAAGTTTATATGCCACCGGCTCTTAACAATTATGTAGCTAAAATAGATAAGAATGGTGAGTTTAAATATTTAGATGGTCCGAGAGTTACTTCAGGAGTATCTGGATTTAATGTAAAATATGTAGGTGCTACCTATGTTGAGTCTGTTGATAAAGTATTCTGCTTACCTCGTAAAGGTAGTAAGATTCTAATTATAAATTGCGTAGATGATACATACGAAGAAATAGATTTACCTGCTGAGTATCTTAAAGTTTCAAATGCTAATAGAAACTTTCATGGATACTTAGCTCCTGATGGATGGCTTTATAGCGCGTTTTGGGCTGATACATACTGCTTTAGAGTCAACCCTGAAACATATGAAATTCAATGGACGAGCTATGAAAAGGAATTCGAAAATTGCGGTATTCAAAGCAGAGGTACTGGTTATTCAACAGCTGCTATTACAATAGGGGATGAGGTTTATCTTGGATTAGCTGGAACGACCAAAGCAGTTAAGCTTGAGTTTGAAAAACAGTTGGTTGTTTCTAATGAAGATGTATCACCATCACCATCAGCTACTATATGCGGTAGTTGCCCATCACCAACACCATCAGTTGTTATATGCGGTAGTTGCCCATCATCTTCAGCTACTATATGCGGTAGTTGTCCATCACCATCATCTTCAGCTACTATATGCGGTAGCTATAGTTGCAGCTGCTCTCCTTCAACCAGTTGCTGTACTAGTACTTGTTGTAGCACCA